AGCAGAAGAAAGAGCATTTGAATGCTACCTTCGTGGAACTACACCAGAAGAAAGAGCTAGTGTAAATCTCACAGCAGGAGACAACGGTGCGGTAATCCCGGCTTCAATAGCTAACAAGATCATCAAAAAGGTAGTAGAACTTTCTCCTATATTTGCATCTGCTACTAGATACAATGTGGGCGGTACTTTGAGCATTCCATATTACGATGAATCCACACAGGCTATCACAGTTACATATGCAGACGAATTTACGCAGGCAGAATCTACATCTGGAAAGACAGCAAGTATTTCGCTGACTGGTTTCCTCGCTAGAGCATTGACTAAGGTGTCTAAATCATTAAAAAACAATTCACAGTTTGATATCGTTGGTTTCGTTATTAAGGACATGTCAGAGAAGTTTGCTCAGTTTATCGAAGGCGAACTTCTAAATGGCACAACTAACAAAATCGCAGGTCTTTCTGGAGCCACTCAGGTAGTAACCGCAGCCAGCGCAACCACAGTAACAGCAGATGAACTGATTGATTTACAGGAAACTGTTCCAGACGTATTTCAGGCAGGAGCGTACTGGGTAATGAACAAATCAACCAGAACTGCAATCCGTAAGTTAAAGGACGGACAAGGTAACTATCTATTACAGAAAGATTCTACCGCAAGATGGGGATATTCATTATTTGGAAAGGATGTTTATACATCTTCCAAAGCTAAAACAATGGCAGCAGGAAATACAGCGGTATATTACGGAGATTTCACAGGCCTTGCAGTTAAGATCTCAGAAGATATCAATATTCAGGTGTTGCTTGAAAAGTACGCTGACGAGCATGTTATCGGGGTACTTGGATTTGCTGAGCTTGATTCTAAGATTGAAAATCAGCAGAAAATCGCTGTATTAAAAATGAAATCAGTGTAGTGAGGTGGTTCTATGCTAGTTAAAGCGAAAAATAGCTTTACTTGTACGACTATTAATATGGCGGTTGGAGAGGTCAGAGAGATAACCGATCAGGAAATCTTGTCTGACCTCTTAAACGCTGGATACGTCGAAGAGGTAAAGCATACCACTATGGAAGGTGGTGCAAAGGTTGAAAGTAAGCGAACTAACAGTTCAAAACGTAGTCGAGTATCTTAGACTTGAAGACGGAGAGTACAAGAGTGATGATATACAAACTTTGATTAATATATCAAAGCGGTTTGTCTCTTCATATACGGGAATTCCGATAAATGCAACGACAGAAAAACCAACATCACTGGATGATTACGAGGATTTTGTCATTGTGGTATACATACTGTGCCAAGATATGCACGATAACCGAAGCCTATATGTAGATAAAAGCAATTTAAATAAGGTCGTATCAACGATTCTTGGAATGCACTGTGTAAATCTAATGTAGGATGGTGAAAACGATGAATAATCCAGGAAAATTCAATGAAAAAATAGACTTTATGGAATTTGTCAAGAATGAAAACACTTTTATATGGGAATCAAAGTCAACATTATGGGCAAAAGTGGAACAGCTTAAAGGTAATAATATTTTCTCGCAAGTAGGGATTGGAGTAAAGTCGATTAAATTCACAATTCGTAAGAAAAGTGGCCTTACGTTACATAATGCTTTTAAGTGGAATAAAAAACACTGTTTTGTTACTGATATTATTGATATCGACCGTATGTATTATGAAGTAACAGCAGCACTTATCGAGCCTAAAATCTGCTCGGTAAAGCGTGATGGAGAACAGAAACTTGATGAACTCAACAGACCTGTTTATGTTAGCTCAGTGATTATTACTTTTCCGGGATGTCTAACTGAAAAATATATCGGATATAATCAGGAAAAACCTATGGCAGTAACGGAAACAAAATACGTACTTGTCGTACCTAAGGCGATTGAATTAAATCCAGGGGAAACTGTTACGGTAGCAGATACTCAATATGAAGTTACTATTCCTCATATCTTAGATGAGTACAAAAATGAGTATGAGATAACGGTTAAGGAGGATGTTTGATGCAAAGCGTTGACTTAACAGGACTTAACAAACTGGATAAAGATTTGCAGGAGATTCTTGACGAGTTTCCGGAACGCAGAACGGAACTGCATGAAGAAATAGCGGATATCATAAAAGATGAGGTTGAAGTGCAAATAGCACAATCTGGACTTAATGATACCATTGGAAAAGTAAAAGAGTGGCAGACTGCATATGTTGGGTCCGGTGGTGGTTATGCAGCGGTACGTGCTACAGATAAGGAAATTGGAGATAACAGCCCAGGTGCAATCACAAATTACTTGGAAAACGGACACCAAATACGGACACCTTCCGGAAGTAATAAAAGATATCGGCCACGTATAAAAAAACCGTATGTTGATGGATTTCACTTTTATGCAGCTGCTAGAAATACGGTTGAGGCAAAAGCAATTAAAGCTGCCGAAGAATTCGCAGAAAAATTTGCGAAAAAATTGGAGGGAGAGAATTGATAAAGCAATCCGACTTATTTAGAGGAATTAATAAAATGTTGGCTGATAAATTCAAAGAATATCCGGTACATGTAAAAAAATGTCCTAAGGATTTTAAAAGACCATCATTTTACATTGAATTTATAAAAGTAAGTCCACGAGATATATGCCGGATAACTGTGGAAAAAACAACTTATCTTACGGTTACATGCTTTACCCCTTTGGATGATTCGGGAAATGCTGACAAGGAAGAACTTGCTGATCTGCAGGATTCGGTTATGCAACTATTCTCTCAGGGATATGTTAAGGTAATAGACAGAGCAATCACAGTTAAAGCAAGCACCGGAGGAATGGATGATGACAGGGCATATGTAGATTTACAATTTGAATATTTTGATAACAGGACCGATGAGAAGGAGATTGCTCCTATAATAGCATCGGTTGAAACTAGAATACAGGAGGGTTAGGTATGAAACTACCAAGTATTAATATAGTATTTACAACACAGGCCACAACCTCAATTTCGAGATCAGAAAAAGGTGTTGTGGCTCTCATTTTACGTGATGCAGCAGAAAATGGAGGAAAAATCTTAACAAGCAATACTCAGATACCAACTACTTTGGGAGTAGAAAATAAAGCATATATTGAAAGAGCATTTATGGGGTATGTTAATCCACCAAAAATGGTCATTATTTATGTGTTACCTACAACCGCAGAAGATCTGGGCGCAGCACTTACATATCTTGAAACACAAACATTTGATTATCTTGCAGGTCCTCCAGATATTACAGCTGATGAGTGCTTAGAGATTGTAAATTGGATTAAATCGCAGCGCACAGAAGGGTTTAAGTCTAAGGCGGTTCTTCCGAAAATTACTGCAGACAGTGAAGCAATCATTAATTTCACAACAGAAGGAATTAAGGTGGGGACTAATGAGTACGATTCCGGTAAATATTGTTCGAGAATTGCTGGTATGATTGCCGGCACACCGATGACAATATCTTGTACTTATGCACTCCTTCCGGAAGTATCCGATGTTACCAGACTGACAAAGAGTCAGATGGATGATGCAATTAACAAAGGTCAGTTTATCCTTTTCTATGATGGAGAAAAGGTTAAGGTTGGTCGCGGTATCAATTCATTGCAAACGGTATCTCAGGACAAAGGAGAATCTTTTAAAAAGATAAAGATTGTTGAAGCGGTTGACATGATCCGTAAGGACATTAAAGAAACCATTGAGGACAATTACATCGGGAAGTATACCAACAGCTATGACAACAAATGCGTTCTAATTTCTGCTATTAAAGGATATTTTTCCGGGTTGGAAGATAGCGGTATTCTAGAAAAAGGAACCAGTGTAGTTGAGATTGATATTGATGCTCAGGAAACTTATTTGAAGAGTATTGGAATCGATACATCAAAGATGAGCGAGCAGGAAATTAAAAGCGCTGTCACCGGGGATAAAGTATTTTTGAGAGCACAGATCAAGTTACTGGATGCAATTGAGGATATTGACCTCAATATAACGATATAAGGAGGAACTGCTATGAATGGTAATAGAGTTATAAATGGTACATGGGGAGAGGTTTGGCTTGACGGCGATTATGTTGGAGAATGTTATGGTTTACA